ATCCTCAAATGACAGTAGTTTCATTCACAGACTACACACCGGTCCCAAGGTTCGATGACGTACCTTGGACAACCATCCTGATCGAGGAGAGCGCAGCTGACACGGGTCCCTGGGATCTGATTGACACCCAGGCGATGGTCCCCATCGACGCCGATCCCTCTGACCCAATCTCTCGTTCGTTCACTACCGACCAGGCTACGCTCGACCACGGTTGGTACAAGGTCTCGTTCGCTGACTCCAATAACAACATCGTGGAGACGGTACCGACCTTCAACGGCGAGGCTATCGAGTGGGTCCCGACCCTCACCGATGTCGCGGCCGTCAACTTGATCCGCACCCGGGATACGAACGGGACTCTGCAGAACACCTTCAACGATAACACGGTTCCGACTGATGATCAGGCGCGGATGTGTATCAATAAGGCGGTCAATAATGTCCGGCCGATGATTGGGACCGACGTTCCCGAGGACCTGATCCAGGAGGCGCAGGACGTCACGTCTCTCCGAGCGATGATGTACATCGAGTTGTCGTTTTACGGGAATGAGGTCGCCCAGCAGCGTTCGATCTACGCTCAGCTGAAAGTCCTGTTCGATGAGAAGATCAAGACTTTGGCGCAAGCAATTGCAGCCGAAGAGTCCGGGCAGAGTCCGACCGACGCGCTCGCGGGCGCAGGAACTATGCCGTCCTACGGCTTCCCGCCTGACGACAATATGTACTGGAGACCCTGGTAGTGTCCGCCGCTGCTCCCAGATTTCTTGAAGTCAAGATCTTCGGAACCGAGAGGGTCAATCGCCAACTCTTCCGAGGTGCGTTAGCGGTCGGCAACATGCAGCCCGCTCTGGAAGAGGTCGCGGACGATATGATGTACGCGATTCAGCAGAACTTCAATAGTCAGGGTCGGCGCGGCGGTGGTAGTTGGAAGTTCCTCGACAAGAACACCATCAACGAGAAGGCGAGGAAGGGCCAGGAGCCGTTCATCCTGATCGCGACTGGCGCGCTCTACGACTCGATGACGCAGCGTGGGGATTCCAATCAGCGCCTGGAAGTCACCGATCATTACGTCAGCCTCTCGTCCGAGCTTTCGTACGCCGACATTCACGTGACCGGCGGCGAGCATATGCCCAAGCGCGACTACACTCAACTATTGACGAGCGACCGCCTGCGTTGGGTAGCAATCTGCGAGGGATACCTGGAGCGCGCGATGAGTGTCGAATGACCGACAGCATCTTCGGACCCATCTTTGACGGCAGCGTTCTCACGCGAGCCGTCTTGGCAACTCTGAAAAGTTGGTTCCCGACCTACCTGCACGAGATCGAGCTTCAACGAGGTTACCCGGTCAGAAAGATCCCGCCGCCTCGTACGTATGTCGAGCGTTGGCGGTTCGACTCCTTCCCCGACGAGCAGATCCCCATAGTTGTAGCGGTCTGCCCTGGGATGGCCGCGCCGCCGACGGCGAGCGGGGATGGAGTAGTAGGCGGCTGGTGGGCGCTCGGAGTTGGCGTGATAGCCGCCGCGAACACGGAAGAGAACTCAGAGCGTCTCGCCAAGATCTACGGTGCGGCTGCCCGGGCGATCTTGGAGCAGAAGAGCTACCTGGACGACAGTTGGGAGTTCAGCGGGATCAATGTCCTCAATGAGAGTTACGAGGATGTCCCCGACACGGAGCAGTCTCGGACTATGAGAGCGGCTCAAGTAATCTGTCGTGTCCGGGTAGAGAACATCGTCACCAAGGGAGCCGGTCCAGCTTCTCCGGACGGTCCCGACCAGGATACTCAGCCGGGATCAGTTTGGCCAGATGTCCAGAAGGTGTTCGTCGATATCGAACGAATGGAGGAGGGATAGTGCCAAAGCCCACGGGTTCAACTTCCTACCGGTTCATCGGTCCTCATGCCACTGTGCTGGAGGCCGGCACGCCGCTCGGTCCGGGCGACTTCATCGATCTGGATGAGACAACGGGTCACGACCAGCGATTGGTGGATGAGGGCTGGTTGATCGAAGTCGATTCAGTCAATCCTCAGGCCACTAAAGCCTCAACGAAGAAGGAGGACGACAAATGAGTACAGTACTCGTTCGTCCTGGCGTCAACATCTCGCTGCGAACCACGCCGCCGACTCGCAGCGCGCCGACCGATACCGGCGTCTGGTTCGTCGCCGGTCTCGCGGACTCAGGGCCGGTGGTCCCGACCCTCGTTCAGAACATGTCCGACTTCACCCGTATCTTCGGGCCGCGCGTCTCGTACAGCGTCCTGTACGATGCCCTGGATACCTACTTCCGCGAGGGCGGGGCATCGGCCTACGTCGCTCGCGTGGTCGGCCCTGCGGCCGTCACCGCCTCCCGCAACCTGCTCGACGCGGGTGCAGCAATCGCCCTCTCGGTCACAGCACTCGGGCCGGGAGCGAGTGGCAACAACATCAAGGTTGGCGTCCGGGCAGGCGGCGCGGGCGGCACGTTCGTGCTCTTCGTTCAGGACGTGAACAACACCGAGGTCGAGACCAGCCCGGATCTCGTCGACAACAACGCGGCGGTTCTCTGGGCGCAGGGATCCGCCTACATCCGAACAGCTCTCGGAGTCTCTCTCAACGATCCGGCCACCGTCGCCGCCTCTGCTCTGACCGGCGGAAACGACGACAAGGCGAACATCGTCGATGCTCAGTGGCTGACGGCGCTCAATGCTCTGACGAGCGATCTCGGTCCTGGCCAGGTCTCGGCCCCGGGCCGGACGACCGACGTGGGGCATCAGCAGTTGGTCGATCACGCTGGTTCTCATCGGCGCGTCGCACTTCTCGATGCTCCGGATACCTCGACCGTCGCAACGCTGACTGCGAGCGCCGTAGGGGCACGGACGGGATCACAGAAGTTCGCGGCGATGTTCTGGCCGTGGCTGATCGTCCCGGGCATTGTCTCCGGATCGACTCGCTCGGTTCCTCCGTCAGCTCTGATTGCCGGCCTGCTCGCGCGCAACGACTCGGCCGGGATCGGAACCGATCAGGCGGCGGCAGGGGACGCTGGTGTCTCTTCCTACACCGCCGCTCTCTCGCAGCCAGGTGTGAGCGATACCATCCGTGGTCAGCTCAACGTCGCCTGCGTCAACGTCATCCGTCAGCTGTACGGAGCGTTCAGGAACTACGGCTGGCGGTCTCTCGTGGATCCGAACGCAGAGCCGGACTGGGTCAACTTCGGCTGTGGTCGTCTCTACGTGAGCATCTCCGCGAACGCGCAGAACATCGCGGAAGGGTTCGTGTTCGACAAGATCGACGGGCAGGGGAGAACAATCAGCTCGTTCAACGGTGCGCTCTCCGGACTCCTGCAGACCTACTACAACAACGGCGACCTCTACGGGGCGTCAGCCACGGAAGCCTTTTTCGTGGACACCGGCTCGCAGGTCAATACCCCGACCACCATCTCGCGGCACGAACTGCACGCCGTCTTGAACGTCAAGATGAGTGAGTTCGCCGAGATGGTCCAGATCGAGATCTACAAAAAGGCGATCACGGAGGCATGAGTTAGATGAGCGCAAATATCCAAGGCACTCGTCTCGACACCTGGTTCGTTACGCTCCAGGTCGAGAATCCGAACAGTCCCGGCGATTACATCCACTACGAGGTCTGGGACACCAGAACGGGCGGGGAGATCGACTCAGAGGAGCGGATCTACTATCCAGGCGGTATGGCACCTTCATACTCGCTCGGAGGCCGGAAGACTCCCGGCCAGTTGACGCTCTCGCGCAACTACCGGCTCGGCCGTGATCACGACGGCTACCAGGCCAACCCGGGGATCCAGCAGCTGATCGATGCTGCCGGCGTCTCGCGGGTCATCATCTCGGCCACGCCGATGGACCGTTACAAGAAGCACCACGGGCGTCCGATTGTCTGGACGGGGACTCTCAAGACCGTGACGCTTCCGGAGCACAACTCCGAGAGCACGAGCGATCCGGGGATGATCACACTCGTCTGCACCATCGACGCCCCGCCGACCAGCACCTAGTAGGAAGAGGAGGGAGCAAAATGGAACCATTCGACCAGCCGACTCTCATTCACGAGATCACCGAGGATGAGTCTGTGAAGCCTCCGACCCTCGCCGATCAACTGCGCGAGCGCCGGACGGAGATCGCAGAATCGAAAACGGTCATGTTGCCTTTGACCGGGTACGAGAAGTACGGAGTGCAAGTGCAGCACCGGCTCGTAGACCGAACTGAGGTGGAGGACATCGGGCGCAGGATCCTGAACGAGACGCGAGATCGTGGCGAGCGGAACATGCGCATTCTGCTCGACACGATCATCACCTCGACCGTCGGCTTCTATCACCAGATCGAGGTGGAAGAGCCGACGGAGATCCTCAACGATCTCGACGGGGACGCTCGTGTCACCAACTGGGGTCAGTTCGCTCAGTACCTCGGTTGGCGGGTGGCGGGCGAGGATTCGTACGCGCGGGCCGCGGTGTACTGGGTGTTCGGTGGGAATGAGTTCGCCATCGGACAGTACGGGATCATGCTCAACCGCTGGATGGGGAACACGGGGATCAAGGTGGACGAAGAGTTCTTGGGGGAAATACTGTAGGGGTCCCAGATGAGATTAAAGCAGCAGCCCAAATCGCTCTCTCCGGACAAGATCCATTCAAGTATCTGGAGGAGAACAACTCGGAGAAGAGATCGCAGATGCAAGCGATAGCCCGCGAATACCAGAACCTGCTGCTCACACTCAACGAGGATCTCGCGATCAAAGTCATCAAAAAACTAGGAGAGGCAACGAAGTAGATGGCGTTTCTCTCTGAGATCCGTCTAGCCCTGACAGGCGAGCGTCCGGTCCAAGCCGGTCTGGACGCAACGCGGGGCGCGGTCGATAGGCTTCATGCTGCCGTCTCTAGATACGGGGGAGCAGCGGAAGAGAGTACCAAGCGGAGCTTCTTGATGAACCAGGCTCTCTTCACTATGCGCCGCTACGCCTACGCCGGGACGCTCGCTTTGACCAGCCTTGGCGCAGCGGCGGTTGTGATGGGATTCAAGTTCAATGCTTCGATGGAGACGAACACCGTCGCCTTCAAGCAGTTCTTGGGATCGACCGAGGCAGCGACGAAGGAACTGGATTACCTCTACAACCTCGCCAAGTACACCCCGTTTGAATTCACCAATGTGACGGATGCGGCGCGGCGCTTCCTGGCATTCGGTTATACCCTCCAGGACACGAACAAGTACCTGAAGACGATTGGCGATACAGTCGCCGCCTTCGGTGGCGGTGGTTCCCAGATCGAGAGAATGGTCTTGGTCTTCGGGCAGATCCGCGCGAGCGGTCGTCTGCTCGGACAGGACATGCTTCAGCTGGAGCAGCAGGGAATCCCCGTCATCGATATTCTTCTCAAGCAGCTCAAG